TTACTGGTCATTGTTCCTCCGGTCGATCTCTCGTTTCGCGTTCGATTTCAAGTCAACGTTCATGTCGGCTTGCTTTAGCATCCATGTGAGAAAGCCCACGTCAACATCACACCACTTTGCACCCCTGAACTTCCCAATGGGGCATTTCGACAAAAGCTTTGGTTCCTTAGTCCATTGCACCATCTCACGACCCGTTGCTCCCTCATTCAGAAGCGCCACAAGCAACCATGCAGTAACATAAGCATCAGGGCCAGCTCTATGAGTTGGCATGGTTTTTTCATGGTTTGGATCAATCTTTCCTTGATCCTGCAGCCAGTATCGCAATCCATTATTACTATGCGTCGATGCATTTGGCCAAACCCTTAATGCGGATTTGTATGTGCAAATAACTGGAATTGTCGGCGTCATGAATTTCAACTCAAATTCCGCATTGTGAGCAACAATGACAGCAGCCCCATCATACAATCCATCCTCACTGAACGGCTTGAATTTCTCACATTCCTCTTTACTGATGTGGTGAATCGCCCGAACATCTGGCGGCATTGAATTAACCTTGCACAGCCATGAGGTCCAATCACCAATAGACTTGGCTTCAACATCCACATTGCAAACACCCACCTCGCAAACCTCTGCTGGCGGTTCAAATCCTGTAGTCTCAAAGTCAACCACCCTGGCCACTTTACTCTGCATCAAAATACACCTCCTGTGCTTCCTCTTCGCGTTCTGTTTCAATCACAACCGGATACGCCGCAACACGTTCCAGATACTTTTCAATTGTTTCCTCAATAGCGGTCTCCATTCGCTCAGCTCCAGCTAAGATAGCGTCCTGATACTTAGCCTCAGGCTTCACGTCAATCACGCTAAGCGGCATTCCAGCACAGTACGTGATGAACGCCACCGATTCCCAGCCAGTGACCAGCAACCCCGTTTGAACCTGTAGCATATGCTCATCAGGCACCACATTATCAACCACAGTCTGCACCAAAAACTTCTGACGTCGTGACTTGATCTCAATACCGCGATCCGACATTACGCAACCACCATCAGGGCTGTATCCAATCACAAACCCGCCGAAGTCACGGGTAATAAAACCCATTTCCTCAACTAGCTCATAGTGGTCCGAATACAAGTCACGCGCCGTGATCTCATCAGCGTGACCGCGCAGCATTTCGTCGCTTAAATACGTAGGCTCAGTATACCCCGACAGGCGTTGCGCTGCCAGTTCGTATACATGAGCGCGCGTCTTGGCGTTGTTGGCCTGCTTCAGTGTCGGCGTGACTGCTAGGTTCATCTCAGACGCGGTTAGTAGTCCGTTGCGGGATGCGTGCCACTCTGGGGTGCCTTGCTCGTGCGGGTGGATGATGCAGTTAGGATGCATTGTCGGCCTCTACTTTATGAATTCTTCCATGGCTGTCGTGAGTTATCACCCATCCGCAATTCAATATTTCCTCAACATACTTGACGTTTATATAGCGAAGTGCCGCCTCATACTCCCCACTCCACCAGTGCAAAACGGCTTCCTGAATATCGTATACATCATAATCAATCTCTTCCGATAGATCCTCACATAGTGCGTTAAGGAAGTCATCTGTGCTGCACGGCTTGTCCATACTTTCATCTCCTTTATCCATACTCACCAAATACACGCCTTAACGCGGGTAGTCAAGCATAATCGCAACCGCATCATCAGCACACCTTGCAATCCCAGCACGCCCACCTTGGCGATTCACGTTCTCAATAAACCGCAATTGCTTATCCGTCGCGCGCCCTGTTTTCGTCTTGCACTCAACCGCCACAAATACACCATCCGGCGCAATACCGATAATGTCCGAGCTGCCAACGCACAAGCCGTAACGGATCAATCGGCCCGTCTTAGGCTCCTTATATGCGCCCGTGTTCTGACGCCACACCATGCCGCCAGCTTCAGACATGGCAACGAGGCAATCGTTTAATATACTAGCTTCTGTTGTTTTATTTCTCATTTGTAACTCCAGTTTGACCCATATGCGTAATTTCTTTTCCCTTTACATACAGATGATATATTTCCACTGCGGGCCTTTGGATATCCGTTATTCTTAAGAAACCTTACAGCGTCCATGATAGATTTAAAGCAACCATATTCATCAGACACAACCTCCAAGCTAAGTCTTCCCCTGAAGTTTTCAGCGGCAACGTCTGATTGACTTGTAGTTAGCGGGTGTTCTGGAAAGTCAAATCTAGACCATGCACGCCCATATGCAAACCTACCTTTTTTATCGCACACAACACTAATAGCCGAATTTTTAGCCTTTGGATAACCATCAGTTCTCAAGAAATTAGCTGCACACGACATGCTGTTGAATTCTTCCCCGAGTGACGAAAACACCTTTACCCTCCAATGAGGAATCATAGAGGAAACCCCATCACCGCCGTCAGTTAAATTGCAAAGGTTGTCGCGTCCATATATTCGTATAAACGCCCTCTCCAGTGAAAATGCGCACTTCTCACTACCAAGCCTAAATAAAATTTGTGATGTGAAGCCATACTTCTTGACTATTCTATTCCAGTACCCAGATCTATTATATGAAGATGTTGATCGCTCTCCACTTCCTTTACCCACATAAAACACCTTACCCTCATTTGATCCTGAGGCGTACCTATGCACATATACGTAATATTTCTTTTCTTCTGACATACAAACCCCGCTACAGGTTGCGCTAGATATATAGACGGGCAGGGTTGCTAGCGTGTCAACCTTTTCGGGGATCAGCCTAGCCCATTTATACAATATAAGCATTGTCAAGAGTTATTTCAACCCACTCGCCTCCTTCAATATAACCATAACGGCGTCCTCTCTCTTTACAATCCGCGCTGTACTAGGTGCCAACCCCTTGTCGCGCGCATACTCCTTACACTGGTCAATCGCGTCGTCTCCGTCGCTGATCCAGAATACTACCGTTCCGGCTGGGGTCATTTCATGGGTTACAATCGTAATGTTTTGGATACTCCCTCTCTTTCAACAAGCACTTACTTTTAAGCCGCCTGTCAATGAATTTAATATACCTAAACTGCCTCAATGTGTGTTTCGTCGCTCTATGCTTATTCTCCTCCATCCATTTTTTTCTCTTAGGCCTTGCTCCGTTCGTCATTAGGCTATTGTGGTAGGCGATTCCATCAATCTCCCAAAATATTGAACTGTGTTCTCCATAATAGGAAAAGCTGCAAGCTTGATAAACGATTCCAAATCCCCCACATCGCTCATCGGCAAATGACTGAATCCATCCAACTAGCGGAAGTTTCCTTTTTATATATTTGATGCTATATGATATCGCCTTACTTTCGCTATTTCTAGGTGCGACATCATCAAGCCACATCCTGTTGAGTTCTAGGTATTCATTAATAGATGTTCCTTTCACAACAGATCCTCCTGAAGCTGGATTCATTGCTACACCATACTGCAACACACCAACCAAATCGTCACGAATAAAAACGCCAAGATGAACGGTAGATGTATTTACAAACTTATTACTGTAATGGTTTTTCTTGATTATTTCATTTGCCAAACCCCTATCAATTTCAGACACGCAAAATTCAAAATCACCAAATCCAACAACATCCGCTTGTCCAAATAGTGTATTCTGTTTGCTGTAAATATAGCCCTTAGTCATCGTATACCTCTAATCTGTGCTTGTTTGCGTGCCCATCCCGGTGAATACCCCTTATTCTTACCGTATTCAATCAAACCTTTCAACCCCTCTGTCCTGGCGATCATGCCTATTTCTTGTTTAGGTTTCATCACTGGCCCAGTCACCTCTTGCAGCTCGCCCTCCACCTCTTCAACAGTGCGGCTCATGATGGGATACACAAACCCGCAACCAGGACACTCAGGCGATGGGCGATGGACCATGTAGCACTCAGGGCACTGGCGGGTTGGCTCTGTTTTCTCTGCGCCTGATCGTTTGTGTTTCTCCCTGTCATTCAATGTCCATTCACGGTCATCATCAGGCAACCCATGTCTACCACTATTCCCCGCATGATCTAAAATCACAGCGGGGAAATCCTTCTTACGCAACGCTCTGCCGTATTTCTGCAACTGCAAGCTCAATGACTTGGTAGGCTGCAAGTCACTGATACTCTCAACAGTAACATCCATTTGCGCCGCGCTAGACAGGTCAAACCCGAATTGCAACATCTGGCAGCTAGTTAGAACCTTGATCTCACGTCGCGCGAACGCCTTAATTATCCGGCTGCGTTCCGCGTCATCCATATCGCCGCTGATATGATACGCAGGAACATCAGCATCACGAAACGATTGCGCAACAATCTTACTATGCTTTACGCTCGCACAAAACGCCACGTTCAGCATTCCGTTGGCCAGATCCTTATAGTGCTTCACCGCGTTACCCACCAACACGCGGTCTTGCTCCATCTTCTCAGCAAGCTCTCCCTTGGCATAATCACCCGCAACGGTTTTAATACCGCTAAGATCCGGTGTGTCTGGCGCGAATAGTCGGAATTCTGACAGGTTCTCCTTATCAATCATCTCGCGCATAGACGGGCCTTCAACCATGTTACCGTACCACATACCCAGTCCAGTTCCGTCAGTGCGGTCTGGCGTCGCTGACAACCCTACACCATACGCACCACCAGCCTTAGCCCATTCGATGATCTGGCCTAGTTGGTTGCTGCCGTATTGCGTCTCATCAAGGAATATCAAGTCAGGCGCGCGGACTTTATACAGCCGCCTAACCAAGCTTCCCACGGTGCAAAGCTGCACCCTTTCAAACGGGCTAGGACGATACCCGGCAGCGATATACCCAAACGGGATTCCAACACTGCTATAACTCTCTGCGGTCTGCTTCAACAGCTCACGACGCGGAACAACGAAATAACACGTCTTGCCCTTTCGTCGCGCGCTGTCAATCATGTAACCGCTCGTGAACGTCTTACCACCCCCTGTCACTAGTTGCAGAAGTTGCCACTTATGGGACCGCATACCCAGACGCACGCGGTTCACCATGTCCATCTGGTAGTCTCGTAGGCTGATCATTCCACCTCAACCTCCCATTCATCATCAATCCCCAGCGCGCTCATCGGAATAGACGTCGCCTTCGTCTTCACCCCCGGCGCGAAGTACACCACACGCCCATCGCAGTTATCCGCGCCCTCATAGTCGCCAAGTGTGCGCCGCCACACGCCCCAAGGTGTATCACGCAACAACTTAGCCAATGGTGATGCCGTGTTGCTGATCACGATCCTATCACCGTCAACCTTAACGCCAACACCACCAAGCCCCTTAACCGCAGAACTGTGGCCAATCGCATCCGGCGTACTAGCACGCCACACCAGTTCGCCAACGCTGCTTTCACGCCCCATACCCTCAGCATCCCAACGCACCCGGCTTGCCATGATAGTCGCAACCAGAGCCTCTGCATCGGACCCACCGCCCGTCAACTCGGACCATTCCCAATCCTGACGCGCTACCCAGTCCTCTACGAACTCATAGCTTACCCGCTGCGTGCTCACCAGCGAATACGAACCCGCAACCAAAGTCCCGACCTGATCACCCGCGCGCTTGCTTCCAAGTTTCTTACTGAACACATCAACAAACACGCCGATGTTATGCAACAGCACGTCAAGTCCAGACACGGTGCGCGCCAACAGTCTATCTGGGAAATCCGATGTGATCACCTCGCGGATCTCATTCAACAACCGCTTATAGTGTTCGTCACGGTCCGCTGCCTCATTCGGCGTCAACTCCAACATGCTCCATCGGTCTGCATCCGCGCCCTGGTCGATACGAGGGTTGATAGCACCGAAGCAAGCAGCGCTCCGTGCCACATAACTAGCGTTTGCGTTTTCCACCACCGCGCCCGATGATGCGTTACGGAAATACTCAAAGATCAACTGCATCTGTGTCCGACGTGCGCCACTCTCGGCTTCCGCCTCATCCATGATGAACGGCCTACTACTAGCTCCGATAGCCTTGCGTACACCCGGCTCAGTCGTGCCACCGTCTCGCTTGATCGCAATCCCATGCAACGCGCCCTCCACGATCTTATCCATGGCCGTTGACTTACCGGAACCCTTGCGCCCTGTAATGAAGATATGCGGCCTCCAGTCCAGACACCCGCCAACAGCGGCGATTACACACCATCCAGCCAGCAAGTCGCCGTATTGTGGCCGCTTCCACGTAAGATCCTTACACACGCCACGGAACCGCGCCGCCTCCCTATTCTCAAGAGGCATTACATCCATGTCAATCACACGTTGCCCCGCCTCATACACGAAGTCACCGCCGAACTCACTAGGATGACACTTCACGCCCTCCCCAACGATCACATTACCGCAGTTCACCAGCAGTTTCTTGCCATCACGCCAAACGCCAACACCGCGCGCGTTCTCAAGGCTGAAGATCCCCTTTTCCTGGCACAGTCTAATCAAGTCAGCACTCGCCATCTCAGCAATCGCGCTCATCTTTTCCTCTGGCGCATACAGCGCCTCCCAGAAACCACGTGGTGCAAGTTGGTATAGGTTCTGTGTTCGACCAAGAGCCGTTGCAGAGAACTCCATGATCTGACCCGTAGCGCGCGGGAAGAAATAATATGCACCACGGTTGTGACCTAATGGCCGGATCTGGTCCATAGGATCAACCGCAGACTCTGTCACATCGTCAGTGATGTCCAGCCCGTAGTCCGGCTCCCATTGGTCGTATCCGTCTGGCTCTGTGGCCTGTGGCGTAGGCACACTCATCAGTGCGTCAGTCACCGCCCGCAACCCATCTGTCGCCTGCACGTCGTTCCAGTCCGTCACGCCATCCGCTGGCTGTGGTGCGATGACCTGCGCCCCACCAATAGCAACCGCCGCCTGTTGTGCTTTCTCAATACCTGCATTGTACGGTTTCCCCTTCGCGTCTGCGGCCTCATGGTCATTATCAGCCGCAATCACAATCCGTGCATCTGGATACTTCTCACGCATTGCCCGCGCTACAGGTTTCAGGTTCCCCGCATTGAACGCACAGATCACGCTCCACCCAGTAGCCTCCGCAACAGTCGCGCCCGTGCTCACACCCTCACAGATAGCAATCGTATCCAACGACCCCCGGATACTGAAATAAGCCCCAATGTGGTCACTGCCCTTCAGAAACAACTTAAACCCGTCAGCCTGGATCTGCTGAACCGCCATCATCTTACCGTCGCGCCACATCGGCACCACTAGCACGTCATCAAGGTAGCGTACCCCCGGCAGCGCTGTGATCCCCTTGCGCTCAAGATATGGGCTGTTACCTGTTCGGCTGGCTTCGCTCCATAGGCGCGCGCCCTCCGATGTGGCTGCATCTGCTGCTTCCTTTCGCTGTGCTTCACGTCTGGCTTTCGTCGCTGCAACGCGGTCTTTATGCGCCTGCTTCTCCGCGTCCGTCCATTTCCGCTTTGACTTACTGTGCCACTTGTGAACCTCAGCGCCCTGCTTGAAGCTCATAAACCAGCCCCACGCAAACCCGTCCTCATAGGCTAGACAATAACTTCCCTTCTTAGTTCTGGGCTTGTCGCCTTCAATGTGGTAGTAACGTTTTTCGTCATCGTCGCGAATGTCGCTTGGCTCACTTGGCGCGCAACCCGCCTGTGCCATCGCTTGGATGAACTCATTGATGTGGTCAGTCATGTGTTGCTCTCACTTTTCACGAGCCAAAACGTATAATGGTCACTGTATTTGCCGGGTCTCTCACAGCGCCATACATCCCTTCTATCACGCGCGTCACCAACAATATTGTGGAACGTATCCCAAATAGTACCCCAATCAGTCGAGCCAATAGCGCCCTGTTTGATCTTTACCTTGCGTAGCCTCATACCACTCACTGCCTTGCCTCCCAATATCCATGCCTCTTACTCAGCGCCGCCATCGCGTCCGCCTTCGTGTTGAATTTATTGTAGTGCAAGCAGTACGGAAAGCTTCCACCCAAATCAAGACGCATAATTTCCCACCACCCACAAGCGTGTTTGCGCACATGATGCACCCACCCAGCCGCTTTCACCTCGTACAATCCCGGTGATATCCTCTTGCTTTCCATATCGCCTCCTTAAATCTTGCAAGGTATATAGCGGCAACGCAAACTGATGTCAACACCACAAACGTTGCCATGGTTACCACAACCCCCATTGAAAACAAACGATATTCTCAAAAAGTAACGGTAACCTCAAAATAAGGGCACCCCCTATAGTACACATATACACGTATTACCCCACACAGCAGCAGTTCTACACGAGGCATTTATTATTTTCGGTTACTTCGTTGCCATCCCTCTACTACTACTACTACTACTTTTAAAAAATAATAATAATAATAGGGGCTTATGGTCTTTTTGACATTTGGAAAAAGTGGCAACCTTTGAGGTAACCGTATGGCAACGTTTATGGAAACGGTTACCTGTTGCAACATCACAACACTTACTGGCTCACTAACCTATTGACACCCACAAACAGCCATGCTATCAAGGTGGCAGGAAAAGGAGATACACAATGGAACTGCAGGTCGAAGTTGGAAAATACTACCGCACGCGCGATGGGCGTAAAGTTGGGCCTATGGAGTTGGAGCTGGACGGGGACTTTATGGCGAACCACCCTGATCGTCACGGGTTCACTGTCTCGTGGCAGCCGAATGGGAAGAGGTACAAATGCGACCCGAATATTGACCTCATCGCCGAGTGGACCGACACCCCCAAGACATGGGGCGAGATGACCGACGCTGAGAAGGGCGCGCTGCTGTTGGCGTATCATGAGGGGAAGGTGATTGAGTGGAAAGGTGATCATGAAGAATCATTCAGCCGATCCTCGGGACGCGAAGGGTTTAAGCCAATATGGTGTGACCGCGTTTGCTACCGCATCAAGCCCGAACCCGTTGTGGAAGAGGTGGTGCTGTATGGCAGTTACGACAACGGGCAGTGGGTGTTTGGTCCGTTTAACGACGGTATTCATTCCGTGGCGCAGACCTTCACCACAACAGACGGCAAGCCAGACTGTGACAGCATCACCATGGAGCGGATCAATGACTAACAGAACCAAAGCGGCATGGGTGTATGTGGTGCTTCTCGCGCTAGTCGCATACGTGTCACTTGCCATCGCTGCATTCGCAACGGAGATCCAAACGCGCGGCGGTTACCTGTCAGACACCCTGCGCCAGATCCAAACCGCAGAACGTAACGGCACCGACGTAAGCATCACAAGCCGCGTCTGCGTTTCGTCGTGCACAATGTGGTTGACGTATCAGGGGGCGTGTATTTCACGGGATACCAGGTTCAAGTTCCACTGCTACAGCGTTAACGGTGAATGCTCTGCCAAGTGGGATAACTTCGCAGCGCAACAGCTCGCAACCGTTAGCCCTGTACTGGGTGACTGGTTTGCAAACCGGGTCGCAGGCAGTCAACGGCTTCGCACCATAAAGGGCGCTGAGCTTATCGATAAGTTTAATGTAAAGGAGTGTGTGTGATGGATAAGGCGAAAGAGATGATTGCGGATGCCGCAGAGGTCGGCATCGACAATGTGCACGACATGGATGTAACCCTGCGCGGATATGCTGAGGGAGCCGCCGACGCCATTCTTGCCGCAATGCCAGAGATCATCAAGGGCATGGTGAAGCCGCTGGAGTGGGGCTGTGATCCCGGAACCAACGCATACCAAACGGCGATATCAATTGCTGGCCAATACGTGAAGGAAAATAGATGTGGGCAATGGATGATTTGGCCACCGCAATCAGTTGATGGGGAGCAGCCGATTGCCATTAGCTATGATGAGCCGATTGTTGATGCAGCCGCCAGCGCCCACAACGCCGCCCAGGTTCTCAAAGCGCTGAGCATGAAGGAGCAAGGGGAATGAGTGAAGAACCGAAGGTGATTTGGGCACAGGAAACAGCAGTCGGGTGGGAAGAGTCCATTTCCACGATTTACCAAGTGGACCATTTCCACAAATACCACCACGACGACACTGTGGTAGCCCTGCAAGCCAAGGTGGCGCGGTACGAGGCGGCTTTGATGCGATTGGGAACAGCGGAATGTTTTGGGAGCGGTGAAATCCTTGGCAGGCACTTGCCAGATGACCCGTATGGGAGGGAAATAATCGCTCGCATGAAATACGCCCGCCAAGCCCTCAAGGAGACCACCGATGACTGACACAAGCAAGGAAGTTGTGGAGAACGTTGTGTTCGGATTGCGCCCAATGAATGGGTCAAACGAAATGGATGCGGGCGTGGCCATGATAAAAGCCCTAGAGGCAGAGCGTGATTCCCTACGCACCCAGCTAGCCACCGCCCTCCGCGCCATCGCCCTTGACACCACCACGCCAACATGCGATAACACACGGGAAGGAGAATAGGTATGAATGATCTGGGCGATGTACTAATTATGATTTATGTGGCGTGTGCTTTTGTCTTTGGCATAACGTGGCCCGTATGGTTTCTTGCATGGGTGCTGGCATGATCCCCATCTACAACCACCCCGCACCAACACCAGCCATGGAGACAGCCCTTCACGGGGCGCTCCTACACCTGTCACGCGCTGAAAGACACCTAGACTCCAAGAACCGCCCAATCCTCATAGAAGGCTTCAGATACGACACCGCCGTGATGACTGGCGTGCAATATGTTGCCGATGAAGGCGGCTGCGCATGGAAGGACACCAAGGAACACCATGTAACGCCAGATCCTAATCAGTGCGTGCTAGACCTGTATCTGCATGATGACCCGCACGAAACAGAAGCTAGGCTAGTGGCTGATATCCTGGGTTACGAATCCGTCGCTAACTGTGCCGCTATGTGGAGGGAAGCTATCGCGCAAGGGCTATTGACAGCTTCAGAGCGGGGTGGTACTGGTTGGTTGATGTGCTCAGCGTATGGTTACGAGATGTTGGATTTATGGGAGGACAAGTGATGGATGGCGATATGATCAAGGCAATTGACGACCTTAGAGACGCAGTTGCTGGATACGTCGCGTTAACGTGCGGCGATGAGATTGACTGCGAATTTGACAGCACTGAGCCTGTCGAGGCGATTAAAGAGATTGCCGAAATCATTAACGGCATGTCGTGATTAAGCGCATGATACGAGCAAAGGAGAAGTGAGATGGAATGGCAGTTAAGACGTAATTCATCTATGCCGTGGCAAACATGGCGGGCGTTTCCCGCTGATGCAATTGTGCAGATCAAGAATGCATACGGTGACAGCCGTATTGGGTTAGCTGGATCGTTTTGGTGGGGCTATGAGGACGAAGGGGCGGAAATTGGTGAGGGCGTCATTATCAGCGCCCGACGCTTAGACCAGCCCATCCCCCAACCCCCACAGCATGGAGAGACGGAATGAAGCATGACGTGACAGTCACCCTAGCAATCATTATTATCACCATAATCGTTGCGATTACTTGGTTGGCAACAGCACCAGCCTTCGCGCCAATCTAAAGGAGACACCCCTTGGCCAACAAACTGATTGAAGCCGCTGATAAGCTGGCGCGTGTAAAATTTCCAAGCAACTATAAAGAGATGTGTGAAGCCCTGCTGTCAGAGCGCGCCACATTGAGACGTCAGCTTGGCCACCAAGGTCACAAGAACGCAGCGGAAAACATGGAGCTGCGATCAAAGCTGAAATCACATTCACATGCAGCAAAGGTGCTTTGCGATGCGGCATTGGATGAGGGTAATTCTATGTTTGAGGATGTGGCATTTCCTGCCGCGCACAGAATATACAACGCAACGCCAGAGGTGAGTCATGAGCAGAGGCTTGAACACGCAATATTGGCGTCTTTGCGCGCTCTAGCAGATCATGAGGCCAGAGAGAGTGCAGGTGAGGTGGAGGTTAAGCCTCTGGTGTGGGAGCGTGAGGATGATGGCTCTTTGACTGCCGAAAGTGTTTTCGGCCTTTATGCTGTGTATTTTGATGAGGGTCATGGGTGGCTGGTGATACTAGATGGGTCAGACGACACTTGGGCCAAATATCCAGAAGAGGACTTTGGATTTGAAGCAGACGCCGACGCAGTGGACGCCTGTAACAAAGACTACGCCCGCCGCATCCGCAACGCTCTAGCAGGAGGATGAGTGGGTGTTGATCCTTAATCTTGGTGACTGGATAGAACGACGAAAGGTGAAAGTCGGCCCATATGCAGATCATATAGAACACTCAGTCCGTCATTATGAGGCAGAGATAGCGAGGCTGCGCACAATTGCATATGAGCCTAGCAGTAGACACAAAGAAGATTGCGATTGTATCCAGTGTGCATCCACCTAACCACCCACAGCGCCAGCCTTCGGGCTGGTGTTTTGCATCCAGACGTCGCATGTGCTATAGATTTAACCTATGAAAGAGGAATTCCTAATCGGGAAAAGTTATGGCTAACCCTAACCCATCACCAAGCACACGTATTGGACAGCCAGGAGGCCCAGCGCCGGGCAAGTCATCCGAACACCGCAAGGCAGAGATCCGTGCAGCAGAGAAAGCCGCTTTAGTGCAGGCTGATTTAGTTGACGCGCTGTACAACACAGTGCAGGCGGCTGGGGATGACGCACAACGGTTGGAAGCTATCCGTTCTGACGTTCTTAAGTTGCTCAAGGACAGTCAAGATCGCGGCTTCGGTGCGCCACAGGTTCACATCGATAACACGTCCTCTGATGGCAGCATGACGCCAAAGGGCCTCGGGGACTTCTACGCAGAACAGCCAGACAGCGACACAGAGGGCGCTTAGAATGCGCCTGGACAGTTTTAGCTACCCTTACCTACCAGTGGGCGTCAGGGGAGCTGTATGACGCCCTCCATGAACCCAGTGCTTCGTAAGTTCTGGTCGCAACCATCACGCTACAAAATCCTATACGGTGGCCGCGCATCCTCTAAGAGCTGGGATGCTGCGGCTAATACTGTTCGTATCGCGCGACATACCAAGGTGCGTATCCTCTGTACGAGGATGTTCCAGAACAAGATCGAGGAGTCCGTTTACAACCTCATCAAGTCCCAGGCTGAACGGTTTGGGGTTTCGCATGAGTTCGAGTTTCAGAAGGGCAAGATCATCCACAAGGGAACCGGGTCAGAGTTCCTGTTCTACGGTCTGGCGCGCAACACTGACGAAATCAAGTCACTTGAGGGCATTGATATCCTCTGGATCGAGGAGGCACACGCGCTAACCAAGGATATGTGGGAGATCCTAGGCCCAACCATCCGTAAGGAAGGCTCGGAGGTCTGGGTGATATTCAACCCACGCATGGTCACTGACTTCGCATATCAGCGATTTGTTGCCGAGCCACCAGCCAATGCGCTCGTGCATAAGATCAACTACACAGAGAACCCGTTCCTGTCTCAAACGCTGTTGGATGATATCGAGGAACTGCGCAACGCCTCACCAGACGACTACAACCACATCTACCTAGGCGAACCCCTAAACGATGACGACCAAGCCATTATCAAGCGCACATGGGTGCAGTCTGCCGTCGATGCTCACACCAAGCTAGGCATTGAACCAACCGGGCTGCGTAGGATCGGGTTTGACGTTGCCGATGATGGTGGTGACCTTAACGCTATGTGCGCCACACATGGCCAACTGCTATACCACGTAGAGGAATGGAAGGGGCTAGAGGATGAGCTGCTTAAGTCTGCTACTCGTGTCTGGGATCGCGCTAGGGCTGATAACGCCAGTATTGACTATGACTCAATTGGTGTGGGTGCATCTGCTGGCGCTAAGTTCAAAGAGCTGAACACCACCAACAAGGCGCGCATACAGTATCGGTCATTCAATGCTGGTGGCAAGGTGCTCTGGCCTGATCGTGAATACCTCAGAGGGACACGCATCCTCAATAAGGATCAGTTCAGCAACCTCAAGGCTCAGGCATGGTGGAACGTGGCTAACAGGCTGCGTATGACCCATATGTGGGTTACTGAGGGTGTTGAGTGTGACCCGGCTGAGATCATTTCGATTGACCCAGGGATACGGCACAAAGAGAAGCTGATCACCGAGCTATCAACACCGCACAAGGATTACGACCCGAGCGGGAAGTCCAAAGTGGAGAGTAAGAAGGATCTAGCTAAACGTGATGTAGCATCCCCGAATATCGCGGACGCCTTTATTATGGCTTACTGTCCCGTTAAGGTTTCGGCCTCATGGGTAGGGGCTGTTTAGGGGTCGCTTTCTCCAATATATCGACTGATGCATAACCAACCCATTCGCGATTGTATTTACAGTCTTCATTGATGATAAACCCGCCATGTGTATCTTCATGCCCTAGTGACATGTTGTGTTTTTCATACACGGAGAACAGATCGTTAAGAAAGGCGTCAACCTTTTCGTTCACCCTGTGGTACTTTTCGTTTTGATGCCAGTATTTAGTCATTCGGTTTATCCACCAGCGCCTCTAGGATCGCCATTAGGAGCGCGCAGGAGGGGGTGGTGCACTTTCCGCTGTGTTGCGACCTTGGCTTTCCCAGTGGGGCAATTGACACAGTTGCGGCCCAATCCCCTGCGCCCCCAGTCCAAACACAGCCCCCCCACCCCGGCAGCACAGCCTCAAACAGTGATAGGGCGGCGTCCATGGAGCCGTAAAATGATGCTTTCGAAAGCTCGTTATATCGCTTCCATTCCCTTGGGGACATGGCATCATGCCATTTAAGCCACATGTCGTCACTGTCGCCTGTTTCCGTCCACTCCCCAGCCTTCACCTTCTCCAGCAGTTCCGTAAGTGCTTCTTTGCGTGTCATTCTTTCCACCCCTTACTACGTTTGTGCGAAAGCATGTCTCTAGCAATACGCCTCTCCTGTTCAAATGGGTCTAGCCTACTGTTCTTGTAGAATTTTGTAAGCTGGGCCATCTTTTTCTTACACTTCTTTCTAATAGCCTCTGACTCTTCTTCTTTACGTTTCATCCTCACACCCTCCAATAAGTAACCCCGCACTGTGTAGCACGGGGCTATTGTGTTAGTCAAGCGTTACAGTGGTAGTCATACCCACCTCATCGCCCAGCTTGTACACAGACATCACGCCGCCCGATGTGACCAGATCCTCTGCTTCGGCGCGTGTTGCAATGACGGTCTCCGTGTCAGTCACGACAACGTAGCGCTGTGGGGCGTCTGTAGCGCGGGTGAAGATGCGCCATGTGTCCACGCCGTCCAGACTCCAACTGTCATTGTGCACTATTCTTCCACTCGGCCATATAGTTTCGCCAGACACCAAACGGTCAACTTTTGATACAGTAAACATCATCCCGTCATCTGTATCCTCCACAACATCCCCCGGCTTAACATCCAGCTCGGCAAGGGTGCCTTTTTCTGGGGTGGATGCGCGGTTGATGACTGTGAAAGTGCTGACGGAACTCCGCTGGGGAACCATACCATCACAAGTCAAACCCTTATCTGTCATTTCATAAATGATCCCACTAGTGAAGACCCCTCCATCCATAGCATCCACGCACTGAGCCATGTCGCCAACTTTTAGACCCAATTCTTTGATTGTTCCTACTTCCTGTTTCATATCCATTCTCCTCTATTACTGGCCCAACATAGCCATACGCATTTCAAACGTCAAGCACATACCGTTCAGTGTGCACTCTAAAACTCAATCTTTACTTTATCGCCGGGATAGAACTTGTGGGTGGCTTCGGATGGCTCGAATATAAGATTAAAGTGGAAAAAACCACCATCATCTATACATACTGCCTCAATTCCATCAGCATGTGTTTTTCCAACCTTTAGCACAAGATCCCCCTGCCTATCAGTATACGCCACACATTCGCGGCTATCTTCTTTCTTGTCGTATGTGAATTTCATTTGTTTGTCTCCTCATCTAACAGCCACACACGTAGCGCATGGGGCATGGTGTGTCAAGTGTTAGTCGTCGATCTGTTTAGACTTGGTAATGGCAAAATCAATAGCCGTATCAAGGCTGTCATGTTTGCGCACAGACTGAATATTCCGATACCTCATGTTTGACGTATACCACGATCCATCTTCAACATTATAATCAATCCGAAATATCCCGCTATATTCACCACTAGCATAAGTGAATGAAACGACTTCTCCACCTTCATTTGCCTTTAGGTATGGAAGCACCACATCTGCAAATTTATGAATATTCTTGCGCGCGTCTTCACTTGTGCATCCATACGGATCAACTTGGAATGAAAACCCTTGCTGATTGATTTTAGGGTAATACCCTGATGGCTGAACGCCGCGATATTCACCACCAAAAAACTCAATGGCCCACTTCTTCATTGCTTCGTAATGGCCCGGTGTGTTCGGATTGTTAACAAGCCATTCAATATTTCCAAAATTAGGCTCGTTTGCCTTAAGTTGGATGTCGTCACGTTTTTTAATTAACTTATCCAGAGCCTTTTCAGCATTCTTAAGCTCCTTGCGAGCAGTCTTAATCTGTTTATCAATCATAACTCTATTATCCTCTGTATAACCTACACCACACCTAACCCACCACCACCCACCCGTCAACCCCTTATTTGCACACCGCGCCACACGGGCATACCATACCACCCATGACATACATCAACGACACACTCACGGCGCTAGCGGGCGGCTTAACGGACACACGGTCTAAGTTCAAGCAGTCCACCTATACGCGCGTGACGTACACAGATAACCAG